TTTGTCTCTTATAGATTTTCTCAACGATAATAAAGTTCCTTACGTTAAAATGTCTATTGATACGAAAACAGGAAAAAAGAATTTGCGAGGTATAGCTTCAGGTTGGAACAAGTGGAGTTATAACAAATGTATGGAATATAACAAAAGATGCGATCCAAAATGTAATGCGTTAAATATTAATTTATATAAAGGAAAAATCGTCGTTGTTGATGTTGATAATAAAGATGCGATTGATGCAACATTTGAAAAACACGGCAAACGATTTTGGACAAAATCATGTAGAAAAAAACTTCCTCATATTTATTTTAAGCGTGATGCTATGGATAATAACACGACAAAGGTTGATACTGATAGTGGTGTTGATATCTTATACCAAAACGTATTTGAATTAATTGACAGTCAAATGTTTGATACAGATGAAAAAGGGTTGACAGATTATAACTATGAGACAAATCCAAAAAAGAAAAAGATTAAACTTAATAAACCTGTAAAAACAAAAAAGATTATTAAATCTTCTAATAATAAAATTGATGAACTTGTCTCTAATGAAGAAAAAGAAATAATTGATAACATTCATCTAAAGTATATTGACAACTATGGTGATTGGCTCAAGCTTATATGGGGATTGTATAATCATTTTGAAAACGTTGAATTATGTGATTATTTATCTCAACGTGGTAGCAATTACGGTGGAGTAAATATTATCAAAGAAAAAATATTATCTGATAACCGAAGTAATGTTAGTTGGGGAACTGTTTGCTGGTATAGTCGGCAATCTGATGAGAATAACTTTATGGAAATTAAACGAAAATATCGTCCTGAATTTGTTGATGGGACAGATAAAGGATTAGCTATTTTTTTCTTGGAATTAGAAGGAGATAATATAATAAATGATAAAGGAAGTATTTATATTTGCGAAAGTCCTTATTGGAAACTATTAAATACTAACAAAGGAACATTAATTAATTATATTTCCATAACATTAGACCATGCTATTGGACTTTTACGAAAATCAGCATATAAAATATTAGAACAATCATCAACTGAAGAAGAACACAATAAATATAGTGAATTAATTGAAGCATATAATAAATTAAAAATAACAATTGGATCTTACAATAAATTAAAAAATATTGCAACTATGGTTATGAGTAAAGTTGAAGAAAAAGAATATCCTATGAATAAATTAAAACCAAATTATTTTTGTTTCAAAAATTATTCGTTTGATTTGGAAACACGACAAAAAGTTGAAGTGCAAAAATACGATTATATAACAACGAATACAGGTTATGATTATATTGAACCGAAACAGGAACAAATTGATTTTATGAATAATTTAATAAAACAAATTATGCCTGACGAAGAATTGAGAAAATGTGTTTTATCTGTGTTGAAATGCGGATTGATCGGCAAGTTAATTGAGAAATTTATTTTATTTAATGGTTCAGGGCGTAATGGTAAGGGTTTGATTTTATCATTTTTTAAATCCCTTGCTGGTAAATACTGCACAGATGCGGAAAAAACATTAATAACAAAAGAAATGAGAGGAGGTGCTAATCCGGCTATGGCTGCTCTTGAATTTAAAAGATGTGCTATTATATCTGAACCTGAAGAAGATGAAAAAATACAAGCAGGTATTATGAAACTTCTAACAGGTAATCCAACATTTTCAGCAAGACAACTTTATCAAGAAGAAAGAGAATTTGATAACATGATTATGTTGATTATGGAATGTAATAGTAGACCGTCTATTACTGGTAGAAAAGATAATGCTATTTTATCGAGATTAGTTGATGTCCCTTTTACTCAAGAATTTGGAACAGATGAGGATAGAATAGCAAATGATGAAAATTATCACAGAGTAGATCCAAAGCTGAAAGACGACACACTTGCAAAAACTCACAGAAGTGCGTTGTTTAAAATATTGATGGATCTTGAATACATGGAAGTATATGAACCGCATATTGTGAAAATGAGAACAAAACAATTCTTGATGAGTAGTGATATTTTAATGGAATGGTTTTTTGAAAATTATGAACAAACTGACAATAAAAAAGAAACAATTAAAATAAAAGATATTTATGATAATTTTAAAATGAGTGAATTTTACAGAAACTTTGACCATAGGGAAAAACGAAAATGGAACAAGATGACCTTTGTTGAAAATATTAAAAACAATATTCATTTACGAAACTTCTTTACAGCTACACCGCAAAAAACACAAATACTCATCAACCATAAAACAAAATAATTGAGTATGTAGAAAAGTAGAAAACGTGTACGAAAATGACAAACTTTTTATTTCATTTCTTGTACAGAGTTTTGTGTTTTTTGTGCAGGTTTTCTACTTTTCTACTTTCTCTATTATATATTCTATATAATCTCTTTTCTCAACAATAAAAAAAAATATTACTATAAGTAATAAGAGTTCTTAATTAAAATGTTATAACCCGAAGGAGAAGTAAGAGACAAAAAAAGAATTCATACAAAATTATACAAAACATTTAATTGAAAATATGTAATTGTTTTATATATTTTCTTCAATATTCACCGTTATGTCAAGTATTGGTAAGTCATCGTCTGAATCTTCAGCAACATTTAGACTGTTGTCAGTAATGATTTTAGCACGGATAAACTCTTGTAATCTTCCTTGCAAAACGGACATCATGATAGTTATTTCAGCCGGCATGTGATGATCAAACTGATGGACTAAATCATCTAAAACATCAACCATTCCTGCTGTAGTTAATATCTCATTTCTAAAAAGAATACATTTTCTTTTTATAGAATTGATATTCATTTCATTTTCATTAAATTTTTCTTTCATTTGTTCACTCATATCAATCAGCATCTGCTCTGTTGTTAGTTCCGGTTCATCGCATTCAACAACGTCGCTTTTAATATCCACATTATTAAGTATTTCAATAGTCATTTTATATTAGTTGTATCTATTTATTTTATATTCTAAACGAGTATATATATGACTAAAAAATATGATATACTGAAAGTCCGTGACAAATCTGACAGCTATTACACTAAAATGGATAAAATCTTCGACTTACCGTTTAGAATACTTATCAACGGCCCCAGCCAACGTAGTGGAAAAACGACAGTCGTTTTAAATTTACTTTTGAGAAATGAATTTTACATGAAGCACTTTAAGGGAGATAATATTTATGTAATATCAAATAATCGTCTTGACAATAAACTGAAAATTTTAGCAGAAGTAAAAGAAATCCCTGAAGGAAATATGTTTGCATACGACGAAGACAAGCTTGAAGTATTATATGAAATGTTGGAAGAAGACTTTGAAGAACGTGTCGCAGATGGTAAGAAACCTGAACCGATATGTATGGTGTTTGATGACGTAGCATATTCAGGGGATTTAAAAAATAAAGCAGCAGGTATCATCTCTAAAATATTATTAAATGGAAGACATGTAAATATCAGCAGTATTTTTACAACACAGAAATTTTCACTTGTCTCAACAGCCGTAAGGACGAACGTAACAGGAGCAATTCTATTTTCAACAACACAGAAGGAAGTAGAATTACAGGCAGATGATTTTAATTTTTTACCAAAGAAACAAGATTATATTAATATGTTTCGTGAAGTAACAAAAGAGAAAAATAGTTTTATGGTTGTTAATCTAACAAATCCGGCGGAGACGATGTATCTTGATTCAAAATTTCAAGCAATTCTTCCGCTTCCATAATTTTAAGTTTATTTTCATAATATAGTTTTCTTCGTTGTGCTAATATTTTTTGTTTATTTTTTTGATAATATTCTTTACTTGCAGAATTATTTTGTTTATATCTCTGTCTTCTTCTTTCATTTAACATATCACGATTTTCCTCAACATATTTTTTCTTTTGTGCTTGAATTTCAGCCTTCTTATCTTGGTAATATTCAGCCCATTTTCTCAACGGAACATTTTTATTCAATAACTTATTTCCATTTTTAATATATTGTTTTTCAATTAAGTTTAAATCGTGTTTATTGTCACAGTGCACGTCTGTTATTTTTTGAATTCGCCAATTATCCCAACCGCCGTTTGCACGAATAAACATGTAAACTGGGCGGTTGTGTTCTTTATTATTTGGATTAATACAATTCGTGTGATGCTCATAACTTCGGCGTGTTAGATTACATGTAGATCCAATATAATGTTCTTCGATTGAATCGTCTTTATAGCAAATTTTATATATTAAGGCGTTTTTAAAGTTTTCCATTTATAAGTATTTAAGATATTTTTATAAATACTTTAACGCGGTAATTAATATAAATAAAAAATATCATTAATATATATATGGATTTACACAAATTAATAAAAGATAGTAGGGAAACTTTAAGAGATTCTACGATAAGAACATATCTTCTAAATATAAAAAGATTGAATGGCGGAGAAATGCCTAAAAGTATAAAGTTTATGGAAAATGTAGAAGAAATAAATGAAAAAATAAAGGATATGAAATTATCAACGAAACGAAATATGATCACATCTGTCATGGTTGTTTTATCTGCGATGAGCGGTGAAAAGTATGAAAAGTTAAGAGAGCGTTATCGTAAAGAATTGGCTTCACTCAATTCAGACTATGAATCATATTTGGAAACACACGCTAAAACTATGAAGGAAGAAACGAACTGGACAACAGTCAAGGAACTAAACTCTGTTCTAAAAGATTATATGAGACAAATAAGAAAATTAAAATTAAATAAAAAAGAACTTCAACCAAATCCTAATTTACAATTATTGCAAAAGGCGTTAGTTGCTGGATTATATTTAATCTTTAACAAAAATGATGGTCCTCGTAGATTGGAATATGCTAATATGAAAATAATTAAAAAGCGTAGTGAAATAAAACCAAACATTAATTATTTATTATTTGTCTCTTCAAGAACAAAATATTTTGTGTTTCAAAATTATAAGACTTCCGGAACGTATGGAACTTTAGAAAAGAAAGTGCCGACTAAACTAAATACATTAATTAACAATTGGTTGAGATATAATAAAAGTGATGATTTTTTGTTGAATAATAAAGGAAACGCTATGAGTGCAAACTCTTTAGGAAAATATATACCGATTGTGTTTCAACCTTCCGGAAAAAAAATAACTCTTAATTTGATTCGTCATGTTTTTATTTCAGAAAATGTTGAATTAGACAAGATACATAATAACAAAGCGTTGGCGGAGAATATGGGTCATTCAATAGAACTTCAAGAAGCATATATTAAAATAGACACATAGTATAGTATGGCGAAGGGAGCGTGGAAACGCTTGAAAT